TCAACTTCTTCGGCATTGCCTCCAACTACTCCGCGTCCTCCGCTCTTGTCGTTCGCCCGTATTTCCTGTTCGCCTAAATCCGACCCCCCTTGTGGGGGTCGTCCATGTATCACCCAAATAAGGAACGCAAAATGTCAGTAATCAAAAACAAACGCAGTCTGTCAGATTTAGAGTTCTTTCACAATGCGATAAAATTACGCACGACTATGACCGATTTGTTGTTGCGCGATTTTGGCGTCAAAGCCAAAAACAAAAATGCGCAAGTTTACCCAAAAAAGTTCAAAATGGACAAAGAGGACGGCGAACGGTTTATGGAATTGTGCGAAAAATACCAAATCACGTCAATTATTGAATCATACCCCGATTGGTTGATAAACGAAATGCGAACAAGCATTTTGGAAAATCTGCGCCAATTACTCGCAAATATAACGTCCGCCAATTCAATATACCCCGTGTGTATTGACGAGTGGACGGAACGTCGTTTGCGACAAGACCGGGCAATAGGGAACTGCGAAACCCTATTACAAGAAATGGCATACGTCATTGCGGTCATGCCGGTGGACGCGAACAAATATATGCGATATGTTGACATGATTGAACGTGAAATCGCATTGTTGAAAGGCTGGCGAAAATCCGATAATAAACTGCGGAATCGGTTGCTTAACAAAAAGAAATGATTTTATGGGGCATTTTCCATATCGCGCAACAACGCTTGGTTGTCGTCTATCAACAGCGGTTCTAACTTCTGCAATGTCAACAACAACGGCAATGCCAACAACAACAACGCGTCCAACGCTAATGTCGTTCGCCCGATTTCGTGTAATCGTGCTATGTGTAGGCAAATGCCGACACGAATTACAGGAAAGGGGAAAATGTCCCGCCGTAAGGCAAATATATGTATTGACGCGACCAGATACGTCTGTCGTCGCTATAAGCGATATACAAGCATGAAAAGTTTAGAAAAATTGTCTGACGCAAACGTATTGGTTGACGCGTTCAAAAAAGCGTCCGCGGGCAGTATATGGAAAAGTTCTGTCCAAAAATACGAAATAAACCTATTACGGAATATACGAAAGACACAAACGGAATTATTGAACGGGTCATACCAGCAAGGGGATTTTTTAGAGTTTGAATTAAACGAACGCGGACACAATCGCCGTATAAAGGCATTGGGCATTGCCGACCGTGTCGTTCAACGCGCATTGTGCGACAATATACTTATGCCCGAATTGGAAAAATACATGGTATATGATAATGGGGCGTCCCAGAAAAACAAAGGCGTGGATTTCTGCCGGCGACGGTTGGAAACCCATTTGCGAAAGTATTACCGTCGGCATGGTAGCGACGGGTATTTCTTACATGTGGATTTCCGCAAATTCTTTGACAACATACGCCATGACGAATTGTTGAAATCGTTTGGCGAAAAATTGGACGGCGATATAATGCCGTTGTTGGACAGCATGATTCGGTCATTTCGTGTTGATATTTCATATACGGACGAGGACTTATACAACAAAGTATTCAATTCAATGGAATATGCCAAGATACCGCATGAATTAAAAACGGGAAAACGGTATATGGCAAAGTCAATGGGCATTGGGTCGCAAATATCACAGGTTGCCGGCGTGTTTTTCCCGACACGTGTTGACACATATTGTAAGGTCGTCCGTGGTTGTAAGTATTATGGGCGATATATGGACGACATTTACATAATCCACCACGACAAAGAGGTTTTGCGCGATATATTGTGCGGAATCCGCGAGCAATCCGCCGAATTGGGGTTGTTTATTAACGAGAAGAAGACGCAGATATTCAAATTGCGTCATGGATTCACGTTTTTGAAAATCAAATACAATTTGACCGAAACCGGCAAAATAATCAAACGACCGAGCCGTGATAATATCACCCGTCAACGCCGGAAAATGAAAAAGTTTAAGCATTTGGTGGACGAGGGGCGCATGTCATTGGACGACGCACGCAACGAAACAAAATCATGGTTGGGCGCAAATGAAAAATTGAACGCATACCGCACATGCCAAAATATACGCACATTGTTCCGCCAATTATTTGGCGAGGACGTGTAATTATGCTATAATGTATGTGAGGAGATAAACAATATGGACGAAACACTATACTTATTCAAAAACGAGTATGAGATTGCCGCCTATGCTGGCGAGGTCTTAACAAAACGTGTTGGTGATATTATTGTTGAAACGATTGTATCGCCTACCACCGAACAATTAAAGGATTACGGGTATAAGCCATTGGTCAACACCCAACGTCCAGACGAAAAGCCAGGTTTCGCGATTGAAACATATTACGAAAATGGCAAAACAGAAATCAAACAATGCTATCGCTACGTTCCGATTTCTGAATAATCAAAAATCCCCGAAATGTAAACTGTTTCGGGGTTTTTGTTGCCATTGACTATTTTTTGTCAACGTTTTTCAAATGGTCGGCATATTCGTCCATTGTCATTACGATACACTCACCGTCTTTATTTTCCGGCGACGGGTCAAATACGCAAAACACCTTGTCGTCATTGGTCAATAATTTTTTCATGATTAACGCCGCACGTATGTATTCGGACGCCAACCCTCGTAATGTTTGGATTTGAACCTCGCGAATCGTTTTCATTATTTTGGAATCCGCGCGGGATTTCATTTTCAATTCGGCATTGGCGGTGGCGTAATCCATACCGGCAAAACCGCTATACATTAACCGCAAATAACCGATTTCGTGTGGTTGTAATCTAAATTTTTTCATTTGATTTCCTTTCTATACTCACGCGGATTTCAATATCGGTTGCGCCGCGTTTTCGCACATACCGTTTGGCATTTTCGGCGTCGGACATTTTTTTGAACGATTTGACGTATTGTTTGCCCTTAACGACGAAATATACCTTGAATATCATTTGTCGTCCTTTATGAATCCATATTGCCTTGATTCTTCCGGGTAATGTTTGATAAACTCCGGGTTTGGTTTCCCGTCCGCGGTATATGGTTGTATTAACTCGCGGTCAAACTTTTGATATTCCGCAGAACGTCTGTATATGTCATGTTGGTGCGATATGGCAGGGGCGCGACGTTTGACGTCCGCCGCGCTTTTATCTGCATAATACTTACCGTCAATCAACACTCCCATATTCCGCGCCTTTCTGTATTTCCGCAAAGTTTTGCGCCCGGATTTCGTCCGGTGTTTTCGGGACGACAATGTGTTTGGTTGATTGGAATACTTGTTTTTGACCCTTGAACGGGTCGGAAACATGTGCCGGCGGGTTGGCGCGTTTTTCCAAATCATTGAATTGGTGCTGAACCGATATGGACAATTTTGCCAATCCGTCCTTATGTGATTCGCCCAATTCCACGCATTTCAATCCCAAATCCATGACGATTTTTTCAATGCGCGTAAGATATAGGAACATTGCCGCGATTACCGCCAACAATCCAAAACACAAGCATACGATTAAAAGTTCCATGTTCTGTCCTCAAATGTTAGTGCCATTTTGGTTGTAATTAGTTTCGCCACGACCGAGTGCGAGTTGATTACAGCCTCACGAATCACGATTGCCGGGTCAATGATATTTGCCCGAACCATATTGCGGACTTTCAGCGTTTTCAAATCAAAACCGTCGCCAATGGCACGTTTTTTGACGATTTCGTCGTCTGCGACTCCGGCATTACGCAATAAATCACGGTATGGTTGAACCAAATACGCAAGGTTCAAATCCAATCCAATATCGCGCAAACATACGCCACCACCGGCAACCACGCCACCCGCCAACGCGGATTTCGCGGCACAAATGGCGTCGTCAATACGCAATTTGACCTCTTTTTTCTCAACCTCGGACGCACCGCCAACATATATGTTTGCGACCTTTGCGGTCAAACGTGCGATACGGTTTTCAATCGCCAAACGTGAATCCGGGTCAGATTTTTCACGTTGTTTTTGTAATTCGGCGACCGTCTTTTTCAAGGCGTCGGACGATTCACCATGACCGCCGACAATGGTTGTTTCGCGCATAGTGACGGAAACGGATTTTGCCCCGCCCATGTCGTCCAATGTCCAATCGGTTGTTTCGCCACGGAATACCTTACCGTCCGTGTATAATGCTACGTCTTCCAATACATTGTCAAACGCTGCGGATTTTGGCGCAACAACCATGACGTCCAAAATATGTTTCGGGAACTTGGCAAGGAACGTCAACGCGTCGTTCATGATATTGCCGAAAATCACGGCTTTGTCATGACCGGCGGCGTGTAATTTCTCAATAATTGGTGTCAATTCGTCTTGGCGTGTAATGGTATGACCAAGAATCACAACCGGCACATTTTCCAATACCGATTTTTTGTCCGTCTGGTCATTAAAGAACGTTGTTGCGGTTGCGCCAACGTCAATATACATGCCGTTTACAATATCGGTGGAAATAAACGACGTGCCGGAATACACAACGTTCACGCCGCCAAATTCGCCAACGGTTTTGACCACGTCATATATCATTTCGCCCAACGATTCGTCGCCAGCGGACACGACACATACGCCACGCAATGATTTGTCGGACAATTTGCGTTTGGTGCGTTTGTCAATCGCCGCCAAAATCACCGGAACAGCGGATTTGATATTTTCCGCCATAATCATTGGTGATTTATGGTTTTTGTCCATTGCGACTTTGGTTTGTTTGTATAGGTGGTATGCGAGAATCGCGGACAATGTTGTGCCGTCGCCAGCGGTTTTGTTCGTGCGTTGCGACGCTTGTTTGACGACCGCAACCGTCATGTCCTCAATCGGGTCGCTACGTTCCAATACGTCAATGTTTGAAACGCCGTCATGCGAAATTGTCGGTGCGTCAGCACGGTTTTCAATCATTACATTACCGGAACGAACGCCGTATGCTGTGCGTGCCACGTCGTATATGACCGCCATGCCACGGTCAATCCCGTCGCGTAAGTCTTCGCCGGTCATGATACAACGGTTGTATGTTGGTTTGCTCATTGTTCACCCCCTTTCAAATTTGATTTATTGACCATTGCGACAACAGACATGACGCCGATTATTTCCACGCGTTCCTTTTTGCCGTCCACAATCATTTGGGTTTCAATGGCGTCGGAATCGTCGTAGAACACAATGTCGCCGCGTTTGACTTCTGCGTATGAATAATCCACGCTCTCGATTTTATTGTCCATGTCGCGGTGTTCAATGCGTTGTTTAAGCACGCCGCCATTTGCCCGCACGACCTCGCCCATAAAATGCCGGTCGTATTTTTTCTCGGTTCGCACAATGTCGGAATCCGCGCGACCGGGTATGACAATCAAATACCCTTGTCCCAATACGACGTCGGATTCATTTATTGTTGACATACAATACTCCTTTCTTGACTTTGTTGTTTGTAATTCCGATTATAGCACAACCGTTTTCAAAACACAATATCAAAAATCCGGCGAACGATTGCGCCGGTTGGTGAATAAAATTCTTGTTCATGGTTTCCTCGCAGGGACTCGAACCCCGATTGAAAGGTCCAAAACCTTTTGTCCTACCATTAGACGACAAGGAAATTGAAAGCCAACTACCGCAACACCAAGAACGCAAGAAAGGAGTTCGGTAATTGGCTTGGTTCAATTATACCACAACCACATTGTGTTGAAAATGCCCGTAATTCGCCATTTTCCCGCGATTCTGGGCGTTTTGTGGCGAAACATGAACATGGAATCGTCCGGAACACAAAACCCACGTCAAAACGCATTATTTCGCGTCGTTTGGCTCTTTTACACAACAAACGGTAGTGAAAACTTGTTGTGAAAAATACAAGAAAAAAATGCTTGTGTTTTTGACGATTTGTGATATGCTAATCAGATTCTAATAGTTAAGTTCTATTGTAATAGTAGGGTATGTGGAAAACTCAGAAATCCACCCCAATAAAACCCCAATAAAAAAGTTGTGGAAAACTTGTGGAAATAATGCGAAAAAGTGTGGAAAATGAGTGGAAAACCACAACCGCATTGAAAAAACGTGAAAAAATGCTACAATAAAAGTATGAAAGAAATTGTTTTGGCTTTGATTGCGATTATACCTACCACAGCGACGGCATTGTCCACCATTTATTTGAATAAACAACGGCACATTGACCGTAAAGACCAGGAACGACGCGACGCACGCGCCGACGCCAAATCGTCAATCCAAAATATGATTACGCAAGACATAATCCGTGCCGAGGTTTTGGGTAAAATGCCGGAAAACCGAACCGACATTGAAGACGAATACACCATTTACCACAAAAACGGTGGCAATGGGAAAATCACACGCCAAGTTGCCGAATACATGTCATGGTATGAACAATTTAAGCCAAGCAAAACAAACCCAACGAAAATTGCCACGAAATAAACGAAAAATTGTCGTTTATTTTTTTTGTATAACGGGGGTGGCGAAATGCTTGACAATGGTTTATGGGTGGTGTAAGATAGAACCATAAGCAATTAAAACGCAAGAAAGGAACGCAACATGAAAGTATCAAAATTAAAATACCGCGGGATTCAACAAATCATAAGCGATTTGGACATTGTCAAAAAGGTCATTGACTACCATTACGACATTGAATCCGAAGCGTTGAAAACTGACGACATTTATGACGGGACAATGGCGGAATATATTGCCGAAGAATTGGCGCAATATGACGGCGACGCATTGGAATACAAATGGTATGAACAAACCGCAAAACGAATCATGGACGAAATCGCGGACGACGTCGCGGAAGAAATATGCGACCGCGACAATGACGCAATGGAATATGAAAACGAACGCCGCGAGGCAATGAAAGGGAATTATTAAAATGAGCGTATCATTAGACGAAATAATCCGCCACGGCGGGTATGACATAAAAAATGACGTAAACGACGCGCGTTGGCTATTGGCGCAACGCGACGAGTTTGAGGAATTATTGGAAATCGCTGAACAAACCGTTGACGATTACGACGAATACGAAGAATATTTGGACGAAACGCCGGCGGAAGAAGAACCAATGGATTTTGAAACGTGGAAGGAGTCCAACAAATGAAATACAACAAAGATATTGTGTTGCCGATTGAAAACATTGACGGCAACGAACGTTCAATAATGGACGGTCTAATGCAGGATTTCGTCAAAACAATGGTCAATTTGGGAACGGCGATTGGCAATGACGATAAATGGGCAAAAAAAGAAATTGTATCGCAAATGATAAATGACCAATCGCCAGTTTACATAATCCGCAAAACCAAAGACGAACGCGACGCAACCGTGATATTCGCGTGGGAAATATACGGTGGCAAAATCCACGGCAGTATTGGAATTACGGTTGATTACAAATACGACAAAACATATATGTCAATGTCCGGCATGAGCGAAATAAACGGATTCTCGGCAATCGCGGCGGCGTTCGTGAAAATATACCGGGAATATTACGCGGAGATTCATAATGCTTGATTGGTTGGAAATCTACACGTGGGACGATTTCGCCGAATATATGGGTTGCGTATTGGCGGTGGCGACGGTAGTATTACCGATTGCCGCCGTCATTTATTTTGGTGGAAAACTTTTATGGAAAATTATACGCAAAAAGTCTTGACGTGGCTTATGGGTATGGTAAAATAGAAGCATAAACATTAAACGCAAGAAAGGACAATATGCCAACATTAACGGAACAAACCAAACAAAAACGGGCGGAATATCACGACCGCCCCGAGTGGTCATATTCCCAAATGAAAGTTATTTTGGATTCCGGCATAGATTACGCGGTGGCAAAGAAGAATCATTTATTGCCCGCACCCGAATCCAAAGCGATTGACATTGGGTCATTGGTTCACCAATTCATACTTGGCGGCGA